CTACGACCTTCCTCAGGAAGTGATACAAGTAAGACAAGTATTCCGCAGAACATTTGGCGATTCAACGGGTCCTTATGCCAGTAATTTTGACCCGTTTAGTCAAGCTTCATTAAACGTGTATCTCATGAATTTTAACGTATCAGGCGGGTTAGCCACGTATGATTTTTATAGTCAGTATGTAAAACTGGCTGGGCGTATGTTCGGAGCTTACATGAACTATACTTGGAATTCTGTTACAAAAAAATTACAATTAGTGCGTGATCCCAAAGGATCGGGAGAAACTGTACTGCTTTGGACTTATAATATGAAACCAGAAGTAAACCTCTTACAAGATTTCCAAATCAAACAGTGGATAAAAAACTTTATATATGGCAACTGCAAGCTAATTATAGGCGAAGCTCGTGAAAAATATGGCAGCATTAACGGACCACAAGGCCCAACTACTTTGAATGGTACCGCCATGAAAGCTGAGGGAATGGCTATTATGGAAAAATGTTTTGAAGATTTGAAAAACTATATAGATGGTAGTCAGCCGCTGACCTTCATTATTGGATAATTGGTTAAAATCTATCATAATGCAGATGATTGGATAAACTCTTATTATAAAATATCTAAATTTGTGTTATACTTAATGTATGGCACAACATTTAATGATAGACATAGAGGGACTGGCAACTACACCAGACGCTACTATATTAACAATAGCGGCACAGAGTTTTAATCCATTTGGCACTGGCTATTATCTCGACCGTAACTTTTATTGCCGAGTGACCATCGAAAGTCAGGAAGATAGAGAAGTCAATAACGAAACTATCGAATGGTGGGCCACTCAAGGTGCCGCTCAAGAAGAAGCATTTAACGAAGAAAATAGAATACCATTAGAAGAAGCCTTAGATGGTCTTTATAAACTGGCGTGGCAACATGATTTTATATGGGCCCAGGGTCCTACTTACGATATAAACATTTTAGAACATGCTTATCGTAGCCGTAATAAAAAACAACCGTGGCAGTTTTACAAAATTCGTGATTGTCGTTCTGTAATCTCACTTTGGCCTGACTGCCCAACACCGCCAACAAGCCACCACGCACTTGAGGATTGTCGTAGACAAATCGAGAGATTACAAATGACACTTAAACATTTAGAAATAAAGGACATTAAATGATTATCGGGATTGTGGGCCTAATAGGCAGTGGCAAAGATACCATAGCTGATTATCTTCAGAATATCTATGGATTTCGTAGAGAATCTTTTGCCAGTACGTTGAAAGATGCTGTGTCTGCTGTTTTTGGCTGGGACAGAGCTATGTTAGAAGGCCGTACTAAATCCAGTAGAGAGTGGCGAGAACAAGTAGATGCCTGGTGGGCAGAAAGACTAGACATGCCAGAATTGACCCCACGTCTAGTGCTACAGCGTTGGGGTACAGAAGTAGCACGTAAAAGTTTTCACGATGATATCTGGATTGCCAGTCTAGAAAATAAATTGCGTAGCACACAAGATGACGTAGTTATCACTGACTGTAGATTTCCCAATGAAATACAATCTATTAAAAATGCCGGAGGGAATGTAATACGAGTAGTTCGCGGGCCAGAACCAGAATGGTATCGGTTCGCAGAGATGGTCAATCAAAAATCCAGCCCCACACTTGAACACAGCTGGGCCCAGGTCAAGCTGGACAAATTCAACGTACATGTGAGCGAAACTGCCTGGGCCGGCACTGAATTTGATCACATATTGGATAATAATCTAGACGGGTTAGATAATTTATACGAGCAGATCACACGTCTGGTTCAAGATCTCCGTGATGCCAGATAAGATTAGCTTTTTCTATATCTACTCTACAATTTAAGCAAATAGTTTTTAAATTACGAATCGCACTGTTATTCAAATTACCATCAATGTGAAATACCATTAACTGTGCTGAATATCTAGCCTTGAATCCACATTTATCACAGGCAGGTTTTTTCTTATAGCCATTTAACTGCCACTTAGGAGTGGGTTTCGGGATTCTCTTTTTTATAGCATTGCATACACTACAACGACTCAAGTAATAATATTTGCCTTTGCGCTTACAATTTATTGCTCTTGGCCTTTGATTGCACGCAGGGCATATAGGTCTAGGATCCATAATTTTACGTATCCGTGTAGATTAATTTGTTCTTCTCTATCAGTAAGTATAGCATACAGTTATTTATTAAGCGAACCAGACAGTCTGGTGTTCTTAACTGCCCAGATTTTTGATTATAAACTAAATATTAATAACAAATTATAAAGGATTAAACGATGGCACAAACATTAGTCTCCCCTGGCGTAGAAGTTACAGTAGTTGATCAAAGTCAATACTTGCCCGCCGCAACTAACTCAGTTCCGCTAGTAGTAATAGCTACAGCGTCAAATAAATTATCAGCAGATGGTTCAGGTGTAGCCACAGGAACATTGGCAGTTAACGCAGATAAACTTTATCTAGCTACTAGCCAACGTGCGTTGAGTAACCATTATGGATTGCCATTCTTTTATCAAACCACAGCAGGAACTCCTATTAATGGATACGAGCTTAATGAATACGGTTTACTGGCAGCTTATTCAGCCTTAGGTGTTACCAATCAGTGTTATGTATTACGTGCCAATGTAGATTTGACAGCACTTACCGCAAGTCTCAATCGTCCACTAGGCTCGCCAGCTAATGGTACTTACTGGTTAGATACACTGGATACACATTGGGGCATATTTCAATGGAATTCAGCTACTAACAATTTTACCAATCAACTTCCTTTAGCCATAACTAATACTGAATATCTAGAGTCCGGGTATACTGTACCATTACACACATATGGTAGCATAGGACAATATGCTGTGACAACCACTAGTACCAGCAATCCGGTTTATTATAAACGTGGCGGACCTACTTCAGCTCAAGCACCAGACTGGTCACAAGATGGAATGTCTGCTGACCAACTTTATAACACTTGGGTGCTGGTAGGAAGTACAGAATGGCAAACAGCTTGGGCCACAGTTCAGGGCCAAGCTACTCCAACGTCATTGACAGCAGGAAATACATTTACAATTAACGGTATAACTATTGCTATTCCTAATAGTCCAGATAACACAGTTACTGGAGTAGCTACTGCCATCAATAATACTGGTATTACTGGAGTATACGCTGCTAACATTAGTGGTTCATTAAATTTATATTGCGATAGCACTGCTAATTCCGACGAAGGTACAATTACACTAGCTGGGACCAGCGCAAGTTTTATTGCTTTAGGGTTGACAGCAGGTACATATAATGCTCCTATCTTCCAAGCCAGCCCAAGTTATACAGTCCCGCAGTGGGCTACATACAGCGGTAGCACAGCTGAGCCAACTGGTTCTGTTTGGATGAAAACATCTAATGTTAATCAAGGCACAGAAATTATAATTAAAAAATATAATTCCACACTGGGAGTATATGTTACACAATCCTGTCCTGTTTATGGCAGCGACGCATTGGCCTTATATGGATTAGATCCATCGGGCGGTGGCGCAACTATTGCTGCTGGATCTACCTACGCACAGAGCATTCCTTTTGACGACGGTACAGCTGGTTTATTGCTGTTGGAACGCTTCTCAACAGGATCGACAATTATTGCAGGTAGTAATACTACTCAAACTTTTATAAACGGTAATACATTTACCATCAGTGCTACACAGCCTGGTACAGCAACTTTAACCACAGCAACTGCCACGATAAATGGCACTACTACAAGTGCGTTCATTGCGGCAGTTAGCGCAACAAATATCCCTAATGTTAGTGCTACTGTTAACTCTGCTGGAAATATTGTAATCACTCACAGCACTGGTGGAGACATTATCTTAACTAATGTTTCTGGAACTCCTGTGACTGCCGCTGGATTTACCACAAATACCACACAAGTACGTCAAAATTATGTAAGTGGATCAGCTGCTGGATTGATACTATCTAACTGGGTTGGTACACCATTATTTTCATATACATCAAACAGCACAGCTCCTGATGTAGATCCTGCTACAGGTACATATTGGTACTACAGTGATCCAACTCAAGTGGATATCATGATATCTAATAATGGTTCATGGCACGGATATCAAAATGTAACAACTGACAGCCGTGGGTATAATCTCAGTGCAACAAATGCTACAGGTCCTATTATCAGTAGCCTTGCTCCTACTACACAGACAAACGCGGCTCAGAGCCCGTTGGTACATGGTGACTTATGGGTCAATACTTCAGATCTAGAACTTTATCCGCTGTTGTATCGTTGGCAAAATGTCAGCGGCGTGGATCAGTGGGTACAGATAGCCAATACAGATTCTACTACAAGTAATGGTATCATATTCCAAGATGCTCGTTGGGCTCCTAACGGTACAACAAATCCTGTCACTGACGCTTTGCCATCTATAGAAACTATGCTTACTAGTAACTATTTGGATCCAGATGCTCCAAACGCTGAACTATTTCCAAACGGAATATTATTGTGGAACACACGTCGTTCAGGCTTTAATGTTAAGTCGTTTGAAGTAAATGCTTGGAATAATCAAGCATGGCCTACATACGAATGGAGTAGTACAACAGTATACAGCATAGGACAATACGTAATGTACAACGGATTAGTTTATGCCTGTATTCAAAATAACACAGCATCAGAGCCAGATACAAGTCCTACTTATTGGTCTGTACAAACCGAGACTAATACTTGGAATAGTGCTACTGGTCTTCGTGTTGATGGCAGTCCTTATATGGGTCGTCAATCACAGAGAAAACTTATTGTAGATGCGTTGAGATCAGCTATTGATACTAATACTGAGATACGAGAAGAACAAAATGTTTATAATCTTATCGCAGTTCCTGGTTATCCAGAACTAGCTCCAGAAATGAGAGTTTTAAATGATGACATCAACAATGTGGCATTTAACATAGTTGATACTCCATTACGTTTGTCTCCAACTGATGTGGTAACATGGGCTACAGACAATGGTGGACTAGGTTTAGTCACAGGCGACGGAAATTTGGCTATTGGCGATACTTATGCAGCCGCTTTTTATCCAAGTTGCCAAACAACAGACTTGTCGGGTCATTTGGTAGTAACAGCACCAAGTCACATGATGTTGCGTACTATTATACGTAGCGACGAAGTAGCTTATCCTTGGTTAGCTCC